CGTTCCATCCGGCCTTCTTCAGTGCTCTGACCTTCCCCATGTCCAGATTTATTTTTTGCTTAGTGGGACGGCGGGGGGGGGTATTTTTCGATTCTGCAGCCTTCTCCGGCTCCGGATTTTGCTCTGGTTCCGGATCCTTCTTTTGTTCTTTTTCTGGCTCCGGCTCCGGATCTGGATCCTGCTGGGCTTCCTCTGCCAGTCTGACCTGCAGCTCCATGGTCGCCTTGCCGTTCTTTGGAATCATGTTCTGGGTCTGGTCCTGCAGATCTTTGACGGCCTGCTTGAGGATCTCGACTTGCCGCTCCAGGGCGCGCCTGGCCTCTTCTGACTGAAGATATCTTTCCTGTGTCCGTTCGAGTTCTCTCACTGCGGTGTCATAGTGTTTCGCCTTCTCTTTGAGCTCGCAGTTTTCCCTCGACAGTGTTTCAATGGTTTTGGTCTGAAGTGTGAGGTCAGTCTTCAGTGTCACCTCTTTGTCGGCAGCGTCCTGAAGGTCGCGCTCCTTGGTCGTGATGTCCTCGATCAGGTCCCGGTACTCTCCGAGAGTGATGGTGACCAGGAGCTCTCCGGGAGCCGCGAAGTTCCTCACGTCTCCATAGGGATAATCTAGCTGCTTGTCTCGATAGATCTGGTCCAGCGTTTCGCTGTTGTTGTTTTCCTGCATGTTGTTATCCTCCTTTTATATTTAGGATATCCGGCTTGCTGCCGATCATCCTTTACAGTTCATCCAGTTCTTTCTCCTGGCGCTCATACTGGACCATCGTCGGCCGTGGGCCGTCGAGATCATCCCAGGCATAATCGAGACCACTGTTTTCCTCGTAGTCTTTCCGGTAGCAGTCCCTGCAGGTGCATTTACCTGAGAGCCACCGCATCTTTCCATAATATTCCGGGTTTCCGCAGTATTTGCAGATCACGATTCTTTTCATTTCGTCTCTCATCAGAAAAAATCCCTCCATGAATCCACCACCGTCTTTGCGATGTCCTCCTTTTTGGCCAGGGCCTTTGTGATCATCTCGTCGACCGTCTTTTCGACCACGAGGTCGATGTAGGTGCACCGGTTCTTCTGACCGATCCTGTGGATCCGTGAGAGGCTCTGCTCATAGGTGGCGTAGTTGTATGTCTTACTGTAATAAACGCAGGTATTCGCAGCTGTCAGCGTGATGCCGGTCCCGGCCGTGTCGATCTGGCCGATGAAGATCATCACATCCGGATCCTCCTGGAAGCGGCGGATGACTTCGCCACGGTCCTCTTTTTTGATCTCTCCATATATGGCCACGGCCTCCTTGCCGGATGGCAGGATCTTCTGGCACAGCGTCTCGATCTCGTGGACCTCTGCCAGGAACCTCGCGAAGATCACCAGCTTCTTGCCGGCGTCCGCGACATAATCCTGAATGATGTCCGCCAGAGCGTCCAGCTTTGACTTGCTGACCAGCCTGGGCTTTTCTCCGGAGTCATCGACCAGGAATCCCCCGGTCAGCTGCTGCAGCCGCAGGAGCTTCGTGAGCACGGTCGTCGCCGTGATCTGGCCGCCTCCATCGAGCTCCGCATAGGAGTCGATCCGGATCCGGTCGTAAAGGTCGCGCTCCTTCCTGTTCATCTCGATGGATCTGGTGATGAATGTCTGCTCCGGCAGGTCGATCGCCTCTTCCTTGGTCACTCTGAAGGCGATGCTGTGTTCCTTCTTGATCAGGTCGTCGAGGTCCTTGTAGGCCACGACCTGCTTCCGGTTGAATCCGCCCATGATGGCATACCTCCCGCGGAAGCGGTAGAAGTTGTCCCCGAATACCGTCGGATCCAGGAACCTATACTGAGAGAAGATATCCATGGCATTATTCTGGACCGGCGTCCCGGAGAGGATCAGCTTGTACCGGGCCTGGTCTCCGAGCTTATGAATGGCCTTGGCCTGCTGGGCGTCGTGGGTCTTGATCCGCTGGGACTCGTCGCAGATGATCAGGTCCGCGTCATACTCCTGCAGGGCCTCGAAGATCCCCTCGCGCCATACGCTCTCGTAGTTGATCACCGCGACCTTGAGTGCCTTGAACGGAAACTTCTGCAGACTCTCGAGCTCTTTCAGGCGCTTCTTCTTGTCACCCAGCAGGACGCTCGCCGTGTACTTGAAGTTCGCGAACTCCTGCAGCTCTTTTGGCCATACGGCCACGACGGAAGTCGGCGCGATGATCAGGGCCCGGTCGATCTTGCCCATCTGGTAGGCGGCGCCTGCGATGGCGATTGATGTCAGGGTCTTCCCGCATCCCATTTCAAACAGGAGGCCGAAGCCGTGTCCCTTCTTAGTCGCGGGCACCATGGTCACCTCCCTCGAAGATCTTCCGGAAGCCTGGCGTGGTTATCCGGATAAAACTAATATTATTGTCCGGCAGGTCCTGGCGCCTGTTCTCCGGAAGATACACCTGGAGGGCGCACTCCTCATCATCAAAAAAGATTTCCTTGATCCTTTGGATGTCCTCCAGGGATGGCACGGCATCCGGATCGTGAGGCGTGACCGTTACATGGTCGAGGCAGTTCTTGTCGACAGTCCAGGCAGCGGATCCGGTCCAGTCCGGGAACCAGATGATGCCGAATCCTCCATTGTATCCGCATTCTTCGGCGGTCAGTTCAGTGGCTCGTCTTATATATCTCGGTTTTCTCATTGTCCTGATCTTCCTCCTGGAAGGGTATGCCCCTTCCTCCTTCGTAGTTGATGTGCTTCACGATCTTGTCGATCTTCTGCGTGAGCATGATGTCGATCGCCCTGTCCGTATTTCTGCCGCAGCAGTCGTTCCAGAGCATGTAGAGCCTGGTCCCCAGGATGTCGTTGTCCCGCATCCTTCTGAATGCCTGCTCTGCTTTCCCCAGGTGCCTCCAGTAGGCCTCCATGATGAAGGTGAGTGCTCCGGGATTGCCCTGCGCTATATCAAAACTGATCATTGAATGGCTGCTCATTGTTCAAACCCTCCTTTTACTATCCAGATGTTTTTATGTTTTACTTCAAATTCTTCGACCTCCTCATGGGTGTCCATAAAGATGTCGATATGCTCGCCCTTGACACGGCCGCCGCAGTCTTCCGCGATGTATACGGTGTCCCCGATCAGGATCTTCGTCCCGTATGCGATCTCTTTCGGATCCACTGCGATGGTGTGGCCGCTCCTGGCGTATTTCCCGGTCGATGTCAGTCGGCCGTAATGATCCGAACATCTCTGGCATGAGCAGTAGGCCGTCAGCTTAAACTCACCCATGTTGATCAACTTCCCGGATGTCGTCCTGGCCTGCGTGGCCGGGGACACTGCCATCATCATGGCCATGGCCAGAAATAAAAATATTTTTTTCATCGAAATACCTCCTCAACTTTCTCCCTGATGGCGCTGACCGGGTCGTCGATCAGCTGGCCGTCGATCTCGTCCAGGAACTCCATCAGCTCCTTTTCCTGCTCGCCCATCCGTCTCCTGAGTGCCAGCGACTGGATGTTCTCGAAGTCGTTGATCAGCGCGAGGGCGTCTGCGGCTTCCTCCATCAGCTTCCTCGTCGGTTTGTGCTTCCGGAGCTTCCTGATCAGCTTCCCGACGTCGCCGTTTTCTTCTGCATTTTCAAGCCTCGCCAGTTTCTTGATGGCCTTGGTCAGATGTGCCTTCGGGACCACATAGGTCCCACAATGGTCTTCTGTGTATCTCATTCATTTCTTCTCCTTCCTTTAGAGGTGGGCGTCGCCAAGCTCTATGTCTTTCGTCAGGTTCCGGACCCGCCTGATCTCGTCCGGCGCCATATCCCAGAGCTTTGTATATTCTTGTTTTTTATTCCCTCCCCGATTGCATTGTTTGTCGCGTTCCGGGTTCTGCAGTCGTTCCATCTTTCCCCTGGTGGCCATGGCACTGTGCCCGACCGCCTCTCCGATCTGGATCCAGTCGGCACCGGCCTCGACCATCTGAAGCAGGGTCTCTATTTGCTCTTCCGTCCAACGCCTGATCGGCTGCCTGACCGGCCTGTCTTTGATGCCGAGCTTGCGGATCCGGAGCTTTATCGCACTTTCGGTCCTGTGAAGTTCTCGCTGCAGGTCCGTGTATGTATGCTCGCCTTTTTTCAGTAAAAAAATGAGGCGGGCGTCTTCGGCCTCGCTCCATGGTTCGTTCTGGTTCTTCTTGACCCTGGTGCGCAAGTTCTGGTCGTAGCGGCGCTTCTCTTTTGCCCAGTCCGGTTCCGGCCCGATGGCAAAAGGCTCGAACCTTGCAAAATTTAAAAGGTGCTTGTTCTTTTCGGCCCATCGCCAGAAATCATCCGGGTCGATCACCCGGTAGCGGTTATTTCTTACCAGGTGCGTCTTAACAGGCAGCCCGTTTTTTATCAGTCTGTCCAGTTGTTCCGTGGAAACGGTGTATCCGTAGATCGCGACCATCAGCTGATTGAGTGGGACCCTATTCCCGCTGCCCAGGTGAGCGCCCAGCTTCAGGCGCCTTGCTCGGCAGATCACCGCGCTCTCGCTCCGTCCGAGCGCCTTCGCCAGGCGGCCGACGCTGACGATCCCCCACTTGTCCTGCAGGAACGCCTCGTCCTCACTGCTCCACGCCCTTTTGGCATTCTTGGCCGGGACCAGCTTCCTATCTGTCTTGGTCACGACGACCACCGCCCTTTCGAAGGCGCTTTCCGCACCAGTTGCAAAAATGCGCCATCGGGTGGACGCGCTTTCCGCAGGCTGAACAGTGCCAGGACCCGTCCGCATATTGGACAGCCGGATCCGGCACCTCGTATTTCTGAAAAAGTGCCTTGTAGGTCTTTTCTAATCCTTCGGAATCGTATATAATATCCATGGCGGATTCTATGGTCTCCCGTGCTTGCTTCCATTCGCCGGGACCTGGACCGCCTTTCTCTATTTCTGCTTTAAGCTCATCGAGCTTCTTGATTATTTCCATCCATCACCCTTTCCGGATCCAGCAGGCCGAATACCAGGAGCGCCATGTTTGCCGCCCGTGTCTGGTGTTCATAGAGCTTCATCTTGACCGGGTAGCGGTAGAGTGCCGCAGGGTGATCCATCACCCGCTCCGCCTCGACGGCATCCGCCGTCTTCTGCAGCCGGATCCTTGTCTCTTCTATAATCTGCGGGAGCCGGACCATTTTCGCGAGCCGGCTCAGATTTTCCAGGCTGGCGTCCCCGATGAACATCTGGACGCTCCGCTGCCATTTAAACGATCCCCAGCTCTTGATCACTGCGGTCTGCGTCTGATCCGCTTCCTTGATCATGATCTTTCCGTCTTTCATCGCCATCTTCATTCCTGATCACCCTCCAAATCTCCCGGTCTCTGAAGGGCGACCAGGTCTTTGTCAATCGCCTGCTCGATAATGTCGCTCGCGATTCGATTCAGTGGGAGCGTCGACTCGTTGGCGATGTCGATCAACGCGTTATAGGCCTTCGGCGTCAGCTTCACGATGGGCGTCTGGCCATCCTTTAAGTGTTCCAGCCTTTTGCCTGTGATTATGATCTTCTCCATGCCGTACCTCCTATCTTTCGTAACATTTCACCAGCACACTGAACGTGTTCCAGTCGTGTGCGTCCCCGTTTTCCTGATGAGCCAGGACATCCGCCCAGCTGATCAGGATCCAGAGAATGAACGCTGCGCTGATGACCAGAATGGCCGTACTTAATACCTTGCTGATCGTTTTCATCTTTCTACCTCCAGTTCTTCCGGCCATTCAAGCGCCAGCCCGTCTTCCAGGACTTCCCCGATATGTATCCTGGCGTCCTCGTCTGCGAGTCCGATGCCTGTGATGAAATACCGGGTATTACGTGGATCAAAGTTCTCAGTGATGTGCACCTGGGTCCTGTAGGCAGCGGTCAGGATCTGATTACCCTCCACGGCCGTCTTGTATCCCTTCACCTCATTCCCATCATTGATAAGGTAGCTTGCCATCCAAACTTGCTGCTTCATATCCGTCCTCCTTTCAGGCGGTCGCCTTTTTATTTGTTGCTTCCTGTTTTTCCCTACGCCTGATCACTTTCAGGCAGGCCTCCGTGAATCGTTCCGATGTGTCCGGACTCATCTCCACCCGGATCTTGATGTCCTGGGTCTTCATGCTTTCCTCCTTCCAGCGCATCCGCAACCCTGCAGAGCTCGTCGGCAATACCGGCCATCAGTAAAGCCATATGGCCAAGCATTGCCGTGGTCGCGCCTCCGCTTTCTATCAGCTTTTTGAATTCTGGATCTTTGATCTCGTGCATTTCATTGAGAAAGCGATCAGTGGATTCCGTGTAATAATTTACTGCCATCTTTCCTCCTTTCTGCAGGCGGCCGGGCCCTTGCGGGCCCTTAGTTGACCGCCGTTGCTTTTTCCATTTGACTCTTCAGGTTCGACCCGGTAACGAGCCCCTCGATGAAGGCATTCCCGAGCATGGCCAGGATCTCCCTCTGATCCGGTGCCGGTCTGGCTAGGATCTCGGCCACCTGCTCAGCGTCGCGGATTTGTTCGGCCGTGTATGCTGGTCTCATTTCCTTCATGGCGTTCCCTCCTTTCTCATATATTAGCGTTTCGCTGTTAACATTATACGTTTCGGAGATACGTTCGTCAAGGCTTTTTTGTTGACTTTGAAAACTTTTTGTGATAATATGCAAGAACAGGGAGGTGAGACATGTGAATAATAGGGTCATTGAAATCAGGAAAAACTTCGGCCTTACAATGGAAGAGTTCGGTCAGCGACTTGGCGTTTCCCGCTCCGCCATATCTAATATCGAGAGCGGAAAAAGAAATTTGACCGGCCAGATGGTTGTGTCGATTTGCCGAGAGTTTGGGGTGGATGAGACATGGCTGCGTACTGGCGATGGGGAGATGTTCAGCGAGACCGACGGCTCCCTGTCTGCAGAATTAAAGGACCGCTTCCATCTTTCTGATGGCGCGGCTCTCTTAATAGAAAAATTTATTAAATTAAAAGAAGAAGACCGGGAGGTTGTTGTGAATTTCCTGATCGGCGCTGCTGAAAATCTGACATCTCTGGAAAAGCGCTCCCTGCCTCCGGAGGAGGCTTATGAGAAGAGCTTGCACGATGCGCAGAGAACGGACTCTACTGCTTCGAGTACCATCGACGACACAGGAAAAATCGCTAATTGAAAGGGGGATTAACATGAAGAAGAAACTGCTAACTGCTGCACTTGTCTCAGCACTTGCAGCTGGGATATTATCCGGATGCGGTAAAAAGATCGAGCCGATCGAGACGGATCCCGTTCCGCCCATGACGGATGCCGTCACAGAGACGCCGGTCACAGAGACGCCGGCCACGACGGAGGCCGTGAGCGAAGTGGCCACGACGGAGGTGGCGCAGCCGGAGGCCCAGGGCGATGTCGCTCCTGTCTCCGGGACTTATGAAGTGGACGGGATCAATGTACTATATCACGATAATGTTCGGAACGATGTGACCGGGAAGTGGAGACTTGCCGTGATTGCTGACGGGTCTGATCTGAACAATTACGTGGCGGACTTTTACAAGTATTTTGTTCGAGATGATTCCGAAATCTTCGGGATCGTAAACCTTACACTCAGGACTTCGACCCTTGTCACTCCGGTCAAGGAAGACTGGCTTGATATTACTATTACCGAATACCAGGACGGAGAAGAACATGATGCAAATGCACTTTACGGAGGCGCCTCTCTTGGAGAATACTGGATCAATACGAAAACCGGAGAAATTGATAACTTAGAATAAAATAAAAAAAGCCGTCAGGTGTTGCAGCACCTGACGGTTCTGATCCTGCCCTTGCGGGTGGACTCGTTATTGGTAGATATATTGTAGCATACCGCATGGATATCTGCAAGGGCTTAGACTTGGAGGTATCTATGCGTTTTTTTAATTATGGACGGAAGTCCATCTACTCAGACAGCTCTGATTCTATAGACAACCAGTTCCGGATGTGCCGGGAGCATTGTGAGCTCAGATACTCCGGCCAGGTGGATTCCTGGGAGCGGTTTTCCGATGAAGATTTCACCGGAGCGAATACGGACCGGCCGGGCCTGCAGCAGATGCTTGACGAGATCCGGGCCGGATGTTGCGACGTCTTGGTCGTTTACCAGCTGGACCGTCTCTCCAGGGACGTCCGTGACTTTGCGAACATTTACTCGCTCCTTCAGGACTGCCATGTGGAGTTCGTATCCCTGAAGGAAAACATCGACACGACGACGCCGATCGGGAGGGCCATGATGTACGTGACCGTCGTCTTCGCCCAGATGGAGAGAGAAACGATCGCCCAGCGCGTCAATGATAACATGATCGGCCTGGCAAAAAAAGGATACTGGACCGGAGGAAACCCTCCATATGGATACATCAGGCAGCGGATCGAGATCGCTGGCAGGAAGCACGTCACCCTGATCCCTGATCCGGAGGGCGTCAAGTATACGCTGAAGATCTTCGACGACTTCCTGGAGAATAATTATTCCCTGCAGAGCATGGAGACGGCATACAGGAGGGCTGGAGTCAAGACGGCCCGCGGTGCCTTCTTCTCGACCACGCAGCTCCACAAGATTCTGACCACTCCGCTTTATGCGGAAAATACTCAGGAGATTTATGACTTCCTGGAGGGCCGCGGATACAAAATGGACCCGGATTCGCCCCGTGAAAAGTGGGACGGGAGGCATGGCATCATCGTTTACGGGAGGACCACACAAAAAAACAAAAAGCACCAGATCGCCCCTGTTGGTGACCGCCTTGTCTGCATCGGATACCATGAACCTTTTGTCCCTGCAGATAAATGGCTGGCCGCCCAGGCCAGGCTCCATCGGAATGTCTTCCAAAAAACAAACAAGTACGATATCCCGCTATTGAAAGGCGTCCTTCGATGCAAGAAGTGCGGAGTCCTCATGCAGGTCGCCCGCAAAAAGCTGGTGAACAGTGTATCAAGCCATTATTACTGCCTGACCAGGATGCGGCGGGGCATCGAGGTCTGCGATGGCCGGATGTTAAAATGCGAGGTGCTGGATGAACGGGCCCTTGCTGTTTTTCAGGAGATCGAGGCGAATCCGACCGCCATAAAAAACTACGTGGCCGAAACAGAGAGGCCCAGAGAGGTTCCTGGCGTCTCTGAGATCAAGAGGAAGATCGGCCTGCAGGAGTCCAGGATCGGGCGCCTGACGGCCTCCCTGGCCGAAGCCGGCGAATCGTCCGCCATGAAGTATATCCTCGCTGAGATCGAGCGACAGGACCTCTCACTGCAGGCCCTGAAACGCCAGCTGGACATGGCCAGGGCGTCTGATCGGGAAGAGAAGCGCCGGGAGAGATCTGCGGAGCAGCGGGCTGCAGTGATCGCGCGCCTGATCCGGGGATTTGCAGAGTTTACCGCATCCGAAAAGAACGAGATTGTCCGGGCTGTCGTCCGGGAGTGTACATGGGACGGTGAGACCCTTTTTCTTAGACTCTAATCTTCACTATTTCATAATGCGTATGAGTAGGATGCATGATGAAATAGTGAAGATTTAAAAAAGAGCGACATGGCCGAAGCCTGTCGCTCTTTGGATCCGCGCCGGAGCATAGGCTCCGGTTTTATTTTTTCATGTTTTTGATGGCTGCCAGGGTCTTCTTGCCGAACTTTCCATTGACTTCCAGGCCGGCCGCCTTCTGCAGCTTTTTCACGGCTGCCTCCGTCGCATCGCCGAACTTCCCGTCAATTCCCAGGTAGGAGTCTGTGGCCCAGTTCAGGGCCTCCTGCATCCTCTTGAGCTGTGTCGGGTAGTTCTGCAGGGTTTTGACGCCGTCGCCTTTTTTATAGTATCCTCGCGGAGGGAGGTCGGGCAGGGCCCCGGAATAGGGCTGTGGGGCCTTCTTCTTCACGGGGCTGAGGAAGAGCTTCCTCTCTGCCTTACGGCGCCTTGTGAGTCCTGTCAGCGCGCGTCCGCCGGCCTTGTTATACTCCAGCATCTTGGATGCGATAGTCGACCGGCTCCTGGTGCCGTTGGCCGTCAGCTTGTCAATGGATCCGATGTTGAAGGCGAAGCTCACCAGAGCCCCGGCCTCATTTTCATTCCAGTGGTATTTCTCATCGTACTTCATGACCTTCGGCAGGTATTTCTTCTCCAGGGATCTCCGGAGCCATTCTTCTGCTGTGGCCCTGGAGATCGTCAGGCCTTTTCTGATCCTGGTGTGGGTGATCTCATAATCCGCATCGGTGATCCCCCACCCAATCGTCCAGACTCCGACGCAGTCCTGATATGCCCGAAGATACAGCCCTTCGAACTCTTTGATCAGGTCAATCGTCTCTTTGTTGATCTTCATCCAGTTCCTCCTATCTCCAGCGAAGAACTTCGCTGATCTTTTTCGTGTTCCAGGCTTTTACCTTGCCATAATCCAGCGTGATGCCGACGTTGTTGTATCCCCTGGACTTAGCGGCTCCTCCGCCATCGTAGACCAGGCAACCCTTACCGGTATAGGTCACGGTGTGGGTCCTGCCCTTAAAGCAGAGGATATCCCCGGCGATGATCTTGCCGGCCTTGGCGGCCTGCTTGACGGTCATCCCGATCGGCCCACCTTTGCGGATCCTCTTCAGATACTTGGCGATCTTCTTAGTGTATCCGGCGAACCGTCCCTTCTTACCATAGAATCCTGAAGGATCGATGCCCGCAGACCGCAGGGCCCAGCGCGTTGGGACCACGCATGTCAGTCCGGTCTTGTGGCCGGCCTTGACCGCTGCCTTGGCTGCCTTGAATGACTTCTTCGCCTTTGGCCACGAATAAAAGAATTTTTTCCCGTGTTTCTTAATGAATTTATGCTCCTCTTCCAGAGCCTTCAGGAACTTCGCCCGGCGCCCGGTCGGTGCGCTGGCCTTCTTTTTCTTTTTGGTCTTGGCCGCAGGTTTGGCCGCGGTCTTGCTCTTGATCAGCTTCCCCTTCTTCAGGAGGTTCAGCATCTTCGTGTTCCCGGATGCCGTGCCGACGTTGCTGATCCCGTTCAGCTTGCCGATCTTCTTCCGGTATGCGAGGGACGTGTCAGGAGCCCCGACGGCCTTCATGGCAGCCACCAGGGATTCCGATGATCCCGTGTACTTTTTAAAATAAGTCGTTGCCATGGCCATGTCCTCCTATTCTTCCTCGTCTCCATCATCTTCCGGATCATAATCTTCTTCAGGAATGTCTTCGTCGTCCGGATCATCATCGAGGGCCTCGTCTTCAAGGTCCTCGTCTTCATCGTCTTCGATGTCGTCATCCTCCTCGATGTCGTCATCGTCCTCATCTTCCTCCTCCGGATCACTGAAGTATTGTACGGGTTCCGGAAGATATGAGAGCTGAGAGAGTGCCGCGACTGCGCTGGCGGCCTTGGTGGCTTCTTTGTACTTGTCCGCCTGGATCGCGTGCTCCGTGATAGAGTTGTTCTTCCACCATGCCCAGATGGCGGAAGCGCCGGCCCAGATATAGGCGACGAACTCCTGAATATCCTGGTCCTTGAACGGCAGGAGCTCCTTCCCGCACATTGTCAGGGCCAGGTTGATCAGGCCGGTCAAAAGGACCAGTGTCCGGATGATTGTCGATGGTGCGATTTTGCTGGTATCGATCTTCATGGTAATCACTCCTCTTCGTAAATGTTTTTGATGCCCTCCTTCATCAGGGCCTCCCTTTGTTCATTTTTGACCTTTGACGCGAAGTCCAGGGCCTTCTTCATGTCCCCGTTGCAATTTGCATCCGGGATCCGCTCCACGGCCTTGGCTGTTGCTTCCGAAAGTGCGATGGATGCGTTCACGCCCTGGACCAGGAGGAACTGGACCTCGTTTCTTTTCTGGTCCTTTTCGTCGACCTCCTTCTGGCGCTTCTTTCTTTCTTCCGCATTCTTCGCATCGATGTTGGTAATCCTTCTCTTGACCAACCAGAAACAAAAAGCCGTCACTGCCGTGGGGATCCCCATGGCGACAACGATTGCCCATGCCCATGTCGTACTGATCATTTTAATGCCTCCGATTTTATGATTTTGTTATGTCTGCATCCCGCACACGGCTCCTGGCCGGCCGGGATGTGATAGTATCTACATTCTCCGCAGTCACCGAAGGCGCGGCAGATCTTCCGCCGGCAGTGCCTGAGATAGCGCCGGCAGATGCCTCGCAGGTGGCTACAGATAAAATTGTCATGAAGCTCTTTCATGTTTTTCCGGTCCTCTTTGGAGGACGAACTCGCTGAGGATCTTCTCCTGAAGGGCATCACTGTCGCAGTGCTCCATCATGCCAAGATAACTGGCCAGGGACTGCGTGACGCCATCCAGGTCGATCTCATAATCCCGGTATTTCCTGGCGATCCCCTTGAGCGACCGCTTGATCTTCAGACTCGTGCTCTTTCTGAGGACTGCCCGGTTCGCCCAGACGCGATACCCGACGAACTCGATGCCCTGGCCGATCGGCCGGATGCAGGTCTTCTTGTTGAGATGTAGCTCCAGCTCTGAAAGTAGGAAGGCCTCGATCAGGTCTTTCCACTGCCTGAGCTGTTCCTTGCTGTCCGCCAGAATGATCACATCATCCATGTATCGGATATATTTCTTGATCCCGAGCTCGCGCTTCGCGTACTGGTCGAGCGCGTCAAGGTAGAGGTTCGCAAATACCTGGGAGAGCAGGTTGCCGATCGGCATCCCGACATCGTAGAGCATGTCCTCCGGAGAGACGTCGCCCGGCCCTTTGCCCGGCGGAAGCCCGAAGGGTGTATGCGGGCAGTCGATGATCCCGTCCAGGAGATCCAGCAGGCGCTTGTCACTGATCTTCTTCCGGAGGATATTCTTCAGGACACGGTGCGAGATGCGGTAAAAATATTTGCTGATGTCCAGTTTCAGATAATACCAATTTCCCGTGCCTCGGCTGATATCCTCCAGCCAGTATCTCAGGCGCTTCATCGCTCTGACGCTCCCACGGCCGTCAATGCAGCCGTAAGAGTCTTCGATATATCCGCGGACGAAGATCGGGTTGATCACCCGATAGATCGCCCACTGGACAACCCTGTGTCTGAAGGCGATGCTCATGATCATGCGCTTCTTTGGCTCATACACATAAAAAGAATGATATTTATCTATGCAGTATGTGCCGGCGTAGATCTCAGCCCGGAGATCTTTCAGATTCGTCCATTCATCATAGGTAAAGGCCAGGACGTCTTTGTGGTATCTCCGGGTCTCTGAAGCATCCGCCAGGGCGCGGGTCAAGTTTTCCATTGAGAAGATCTCGTCAAACACGTTTTTGATCTTCATCTTCTAAGTCCATGTGTCACAGCTTTCGCTTGCGCTACTTACGGCTTCCATGGCTGCCCTGGGTTTTGTTTGTCTCCACCCGGGCGGCGACGCATACGCACACACGCCGCCATTTTTCTCCTGCCATACGGCCCGGAGCGGAAGCAGACTCCTTTTCCCCCTGGGCACGGTACGGCCTCCACGTAGGAGTCCGGATTCTGGCAGATCAGGGAAGAGCGGACCGGAAGCCGATGTTGTCGTTCGCGTTAGTCCGGGGGTTGTTCAAGTTGACGTAGAACACTCCGGCGTTGCCGGTGTTGTTCCAGTTGCCCCCGCAGATCGGCAAGCGAATAGCCTGCTCCCTTCTTTTGTTATTTCTTCCGGTTGTCGCAGGTCCTGATCCATCCTCCGAGCATCCTGCCGATCTCCGATAGATAATCGAGCATAACACCCCGCTTCTTTTCACTTATGAATTTCCGACGGTAAGATCTTTTTACAAGGATCCGCATATAGGCAACTTCGACATCGAGCTCCTGCAGCGTTGTCTTCTTGTAATATTTCTTTTCCGCCTGGATGGCGATATGCACCATCGTGGCGATGCTCTTCTTCATATCTGCTACGATGTTGTAGCGCTCAGATTTTGGGAACTGTTTGAAAACCGGGTCGCAGTAGTCAGCGAAATCCTCAATTTTTTGCAGGATTTTTAAAGTTTCAGTGTCCTGGTAGGCCATTTTTATGCTCTCCTTCCAGGGTATAGGGCCCGCTACCGCGGGCCTGTCAGGTTACAGTAACCAGATCACAGGTCACAATAAGCGGACCGGAAGCCGATGTTGTCGTCCGCGCTAGCCCGGGGGTTGATCAAGTAGACGCAGAACACCCCGGCGCTGCCGGTGTCGTTCCAGTCGCCCCCGCAGAGCGGCAAGCGCTCGCCTGCCAGCGTTACGTATCGATTATCTCCACCGTAATCTCCGCCAGGTGAATCCGGGTACAAGATCAGGGCTTCGGCAAGTTCCGGAACTGTTAGACCAGACTCGGCAGCAAGGCTTGTGAATCCGGTTGATCTTCCGCTGGATCCATCGTCTGTAACGGTCCCTGAAATCAGCGTGATCTTGCTGTTAAGATAATCATATTTCAGCGTGCCGGCTGTTCCTGGATCCACCAAGTTTCCAGTCGCTGCGTCGATTGCCTTCCAGGAAGTGCTGTCTGATCCCAGTGAAACAGTAGAGAGCATGCTGTTCGCGTATGGGATGATCTGAATCTCCCCGTCCTTCAGACGAAGACCTGCGCACCACTCGTACACATTCCCATTCATATCTGCGATGCCGTCTGGAAGCCAGTTATGGTTCCAGGTTGCAGGGCCTGAACCGACGGCAGTCCTCGTAATCCTGTTGGAGCTGTCGACTGCCATGCCTGTGCCTTTTTCGTGGACATAGCTATGATCCTTGCCGTAGTTGTTGTTACCTCTCGGCATTGTGCCATTCTTCTTTGCCCAGAGAGCGATCTGAGCCCAGAGAGAGAAGGGCATCAAGCCCCATCCAGCTCCCTTATTTCGGCACATTGTCACCGAGGTATCGAAGTTTATGGTGTGCTTCGGTTCCCTGTATGGCAGGGAGTAGGCCCGGTTATTATAGACGATATTGATAAATTTCGAGACATACATAGTCTTCTCATTTCCGTCTACGATGGAGCCTGGGTGGATGATCTCAGAGCCTCCGAAAAGGTCCGAGTTCTTCTGCTTTGGCCATGCGACCATGACGGAAGGCATCCCGATGTCATCAAGGATCACGGTGTTCTTTCCTCCGGAAAGCGCCTCGACCGCCAGTTTAAAATCATCAAAATTTGCCATAGTCTTCTACCTCTCTTCCCATAAAACGAGGGTGCAGTTGTCGATGTCGAAGGGCACCGGCACCATCTTTGTCTCGTCGTCCTCGACCACGTCGGTATATCTCCTGGCCGGGATGATGATCTGCGCGACATAGAGATCGCCGGCAGCTGCACCGACTACCAGATCCCCGAAGGAATCCCTGCAGATATCAATGGTCCGCAGCTCGTCCGCCTCTCTTTTCTTCAGGTTGATCATCAGGGATCCATCCTCGAAGTCTATGCTGTTTCCAGTTACTTCATATTCGACCACGTTCGTCGCGGTCTCCGGGACTTTTACAATGTTCATTTTCTACCCTCCATCTGTCTGCCTAAATGCACGGCCTCCATGGTCCTGCGGGCTATCACCTCGACAGCCTCCCGGTCTTCCGGGCGCCTGCTGGCTCCAAACTTCGCGGCCACGTAGGCCTCGTGCCTTCTTTGCTCTTCGGATTTAATAATAATGTTAGCCATCAGTATCCTCCCTGAATTGCGCAGCGGACCTTGACGCTCGTGGCGGCTCCGGTGTACGCGATCTTAAAACCGTTTAAGAGCTTGTCGGTGATGATGATATCCCCGACGCCGCCCCCTGTGGACTGCATGACCTCAACAAGGACCGTATAATCCTTTTTGTTGCGGTTGGTCGCGAGCGGCACAGTGGTCACCGAGTCATTGAACGGATACGCCAGCGAGTTGGTCAGCGTCACCTCGATGAACTCCCCGGCCAGACCATCAACGAGGGCCTTGAGCCAGCGGATCTCCGCAGCGTTCTCTGATCCCATCATGATCGCCTGCAGGGCAGCCAGGTCCATCTTGTTCTGGTTGTTCGCATTGACCGGCGTCCCCGGCTGGATGATCTCTCCGGGCGCTCTCTCTAAAGTGTAGAGGTCGTCCGTGAGATGTGTCAGCCTGACGCGGTTGGGGTACTCGACAACATGGTCGAGCCAGTTGATCGGGTCTCTCATGTTTTTCGCCTCCTATTCTTCTTCCTGGACGATCCGGATCGTGAACCGGTACATGATACCGGCCGGATAACTCGCCTTGTTGAGCGTGATGTCCGTATTCTCAGCCCACATCGTTCCACTGTTGTCGTAGAGGCGGATTCCCGTGATGGTGTCCGGGCAGTCCTCACCAAAGAAGACGTAGATGCCCAGGCGGCCATCCGACAAGGTCTTGATGTCGTGAATGCTGACCCTTGACCAGGAGCCGCTGCTCCGGTAAGTCGCATAAGCGATGTCCCTGGCGATGAAGTTCTTGATATTGGTCAGCCCGTTCGTGATTGTCATCATCGGTCGTCTTTCCTCCTATTCGTTTTCGGTGTTAATTTCTCCGGACAGCGGCATGATGGTCTGGCCGGAACCTTCCCCGGATGAGAGGTCGATAATGGTTCCGTCTGAGGCGTATGCTGTCGACAGGAAAGGCAGGGTCCCGCACAGTGGTGGGTCTGTCTTGTAGGCGCTTTCACCTGTCTTGAGCTTCAGGGTCGTCTTTTCCTCAAAAATCAGGGCGTCAAACCGTGACCGGACATTTTTGATGCTCTCGATGAAGGAAGCGAATTTTCTCATCGCCTCCGCTGCTTGGCCGTCACCGATCGAGAGCACCGCTCTGAAGTGATAAGGATCCCCTTCGTAGGTGTACCACTCTTCGATATCTCCATAACCGAAGGCGGCAACCATAAGCTCCTTGACGGAGGAAGTCGTTCCGGCTTTTCCATACCATTTCAGAGTATTTTTTATAATTGTTTTTTTTGTTTCAACATCGAGCGTGCTGTCGTAGTACATGGTCCGCATCTCGGCCGCCAGATAGTCAAGGACCTTTTCCTGGACGTTGTCAAGATTGGCATAGACCTGTGTCTGATCAGTGACGCTCCGGGCCGCATCCAGGGCCGTCTTGATGGCGTAGGAGAGGGCCAGGATCTCCGGCGACTCCTTT